AATGGAAGAATAGCTCCATTAACGAGAAGACCTGCCGCATCAAAAGCGTTATGAGTCTTTTCATCTAAAGTGATGAATGCAACACGAGAAACCTCATTGACGTAGCCATTTGAAGAAACAAAAGAAGTTTGTTTAATCATGACTTTGTAATGAGTTTTTTCCTCTTTAGTGTCTTTATCAACATAAGTTGAAGCTGTAGAGATTACTCCTGTTTTGCTGTTTTCAGCAATTGTTACTTGATTATTCATAATGATTTGAATTTAAGATTAAAGTTTAACATTTATAGTTCATAGAGAGCCACTTTGGGCTCAATGGGTGTAACGTAGATGACCTACCCTACTACCCAATGTTTAAAAAGAGTAGGGTGTGAATGGCTATTTATCCCACGCATACCTATTTCTAAAAAAAAAAATAAATTTCAAAAAAAAATATGTATACTCTTATTTGGATAAGTCCCCATATATTTATACATTAGCCAAATGAAAAAAATAGTTGGAAATTCTGAGAATTTTTGGGGTGAAGGTGGAGAATCATTATCAAAAATATATTATAAAGCAGGGATAGATCCATACTCGATTTTAACTGAATTAGATAAGTCTAATGATCCTGATATGAATTTAAAGAGGAAGTATCAAATAAAATATTACGACACTAAAATAGAGTTACTGAAAGATCAATTGGCTGAATTAATCAAAGAGAAAAAACTTCTAGTGGATCGTAGTAATGAAAAGTGTGATAGAAGAGATTTATTTAAAAAAGAATAGGTTTCAAGTTATTAATAGATTATATTAGCAAACTAAATAATATATAAATTATGAGAACATTAAAAAAATTATTATCAAAATTACTGTTATTCACAACAGGACTAGGATTTTACGGCATTGGATTACTTGCTGGAGCATTGGGTGCTTGGATTATTTTAGGATGGTCACATGTAGCCGCAGGATTAGTAGGAGCATTCATTATCAAGAATGCATTAGCAATTAAAAATGCAATTCAATCAGAATTTTAAATCCAGTATTATTGTAAACTTCAAAAAATCCTCTCAGAAATGTTGGGATTTTTTTTTGCCATGTAAATAACTTACCGTACATTGGCATCAAACAAGTAAATAATGGAAAAAAATAAAGGAAAAATAATTTTAAATAAATATAAACCAAGCTTACCACACTTAAGCGATCGTTTTAATAATTTTCAAATACAAGACCCGTCACTTCAAGCACGGATTATTCATCCAACATACAACAATGATACTACCGAAAAGAAAGAAATCAAAAAAACAGAAAGAAGAGTTCTTGGACTTGGTATTAAAAGTGAAATCAGATATAGAAGGACTAAAGGATATAAAGAAGAGACTGCTAGACAGGAAGTTGATGTTAGAGCTAATGAAAAAAGGAGTTGTCTTACAAGACTCAAGGCTTGGTTTAAATAAACAAAAAACTAATAAAAGAAAATTACCATGGAACGTAAAAAAATAAAAGTATTCCACATAGAATCAGAAACTCCATCTGAAATAAAAGAACAGATAAAATCAAAGTTTTCGATATTCATGGACGAAGTTATCAAAGAAGGTGCTAATTATGTGTTTCAATTTACTATGCTAGCTAATGCTAGATTCAAAAGAGACACTAATGATATGTCTATAATAAAATGGGCTACAACTTATTACAAAAACGATAAAACAATGTACAGTAGGAGAAAATTAACAATACTATAAATCAGTGATATACAGATTAGGATGTTAAATTAAATTAAACTATATTTGCTAAATAGTTATTACAGTGTTTTAACTAGTGTAAAATCTGAAGCTAATCAATCCACACATATTGATAGGGCGCAGATCACTAGGGAGGTTTAAGTAATAATGTTTGTAATACACAGGAAACCTTTTATAATATACGCTCAAGATTGGACTGGATACGGAACAAGTAGATCCTCCTGAATTAACAGATGTTATCAGTCCTTGGCCAAGTGCACTGTCTTGAGGAAGTTATAAAAAAAACTGTTCCAAAGCATACACAACAGTGATGCTAAAGGACTTTGTGTGTTTTGTAAAGAAATAAATAAATTTGTAATATTGTGTTTTTAAAAGTCTATAATTAATTTTATTAGGCTTTTTTTTTGTTATATAAATTATTAGTTATACATTAGCGTAAAATATAACAACAAGTATTATGAGTGAAGCAAAAGAAGAAAAAAGATTAGAAGATGTCAAAGTGGCAGCACAAGTTATTTTAGAGAAAGCCAAAAAAGAAAGTGTTGATCCAGAAAACATTTATAGAAGCCTAAATGTATCTCCATCAAAGAGAAAGATATTAAACCTAACTAAAGATCAGCTACTTCAGTACAATGCATTGATATTTCACAAAGGATGCACTACATTGTCATCTACTCAACGCAAGATGGTGCAAGCTAGGGTAAGTTATCTTTTAAATAAAGGATCAATTACGTTAGAAGAAGTTTATACTGAAACAAATAAGTTAAACGCACTCATTCACGGAGAGCTTAAAAAAGAATTGTATAATGACGATACTACTAAGCAGTAAAGAGAATTTCCTTACCAATCTAAATAAGATCTTAGATGCTGCAAAAGAAAACGAGTCCAGTGCAATAACAATTCTAACTAATAGAAAATGGCATATGGAAGTGTTTCAGAAGATGTTAGAGCACGATAAAATAGGTCGTGTAAAAATAGGAGCAACAACAATCTTTACTATAAAACACATGAGAATAGAATTTAAGCCAGTAGACTTATACTTATGAAGATAATATTCAAATATTGCCCTATAATGGGATTAAAATGGTACAGAATATTTAACCCAGATTACAGTATATTTAAACGAAATAACAGAATAAAAAATGGAAGAGAACATTTCCCCGGACAAATTAAGGGATAAGAAAAGTGCTTTAAAAAACAAAGCATTAGAGATTGCAGATGGCTGGAAGAATCTAGCTAAATCTAAGTTAGGATTGTCATCCGAAGAAGATGAAGAGATCTTTAAATCAAGAAGAGAAATATGTAACGCATGTGTCAATAGAAGTGCTCTAGACAGATGTATATTGTGTGGATGCCCATTGATAGCAAAAACTAAATCATTAATAAGCGAATGCCCTGCTGGTATTTGGATAAAGTAAACATATGATGTTAACAGTAAACTTACATAAGAAGGTTGTAGAGTTTCTAGATACTCACAACAAGATAAGTTATTTAGACGGATCTTCTGGATATCAAGTAAACAACTGCTTATATATGTCAACAGATATTGAAGGACTGTATACAGTTCAGTATTTAATAACAAATCAAAATTAAAAATAATATTAAAACAATTAAATATAAATGGTAACAATTAAATACGATCAAGAAGTAAGATCATCAGTTATGTCAGGAGTTAACAAACTGGCAGATGCAGTAAAAGTAACATTAGGACCCAAAGGAAGGAATGTTCTTATTGGAAAAATAGGATTAGATCCTAGAGTAACTAAAGACGGGGTGTCTGTGGCAAAGGAAATTGTATTAGAAGATCCTTTAGAGAACATGGGTGCAACATTAGTAAAAAGAGTTGCAGAGAAGTCAAATGATTTATCAGGAGATGGAACAACAACAGCTACCGTACTTACGCAAGCCATACTGCAAGAAGGAATGAAACTTGTAACTGCAGGTTGTGATCCTGTTGAAATTCAACAAGGAATAATGGAAGGTACAAGTGTTCTAGTTGAAGCGCTAAACAATATTGCTATACCAGTAACATTTGACTCTCACATGATAGAACAGATTGCTACTGTGTCTGCAAATAATAACAAAGAGATTGGGAAACTAATTGCAGAAGCATACGCAAGTGTAGGATCTGATGGTGCTGTATCAGTTGAATCTGGGTCAGGATTTGAGACTATCGTACACAAGGTAGATGGATTACAGTTCGATAGAGGATTGTTATCTACTTTTTTCTCTACTTCCCCCGATAAGGCAGAGGTATCAATGCAAAACCCTATGATATTAGTGGTCGACGGTAAACTAACTACTACCGAACAAGCAATGGCATTGATTGGCCCAATAACCTCATTAGGTAAGCCATTATTAGTTCTTGCAGAAGACATCACCGGTAATGCATTGTCTACTTTTATATTGAATAAAATGAGAGGTGGTCATTCAATAGCAGCAGTAAAGACACCTGGCTTTGGAGAATTTAGAAAAGACATGGCAAAAGATATAGCTTCAATTATAGGGGCTCAAGTTGTACCTGAGAGCATGGTAGCGGACATACTTCCAGAACATGTTGATCAATTATTTGGAACTGCAAGTGTGGTGAAAATAGAACTCACCAATACGGTTATCATGGGTGGGAAAAGAAGTGAAGAAGATGTTTCGGCAAGAATGATGGAAATAGACGCGAAGCTAAAAGAAAATAATATCACTAAATTTGAAGCTGGTAAACTCAATGAGAGAAAAGCTAAATTAGGAGGTGGTGTAGCTGTAATAGAAGTTGGAGCTAAATCTGAAGTTGAGATGAATGAACTTAAAGATAGATTCGATGATGCTAAAGGAGCTGTGGATTCTGCTTTAGAAGAAGGAGTTGTTCTAGGAGGAGGTGTAGCACTTTTGATCGCTAGAAAACAAATGAAAAAAATAGCTCAAAATAATAGTGATTCTAATAAAGGAGTTGTATTATTGCTAAAGGCAATAGAAGCCCCATTTAGAACTATATGCTCAAATGCTGGTGTTAGTCCAGATGTAATGCTTGATGGAGTATTAGGAAGGCCAACAGGAACTGGATACAATGCTAAGACAGGTAAATTTGTCGAGATGCTTGATGAGGGTATATTAGATCCTAAGAAAGTTACAAGAGTAGCTTTGGAGTCTGCGGCGAGTGTTGCAGGGACATTACTAACTACGCAATGTGCGTTAATTGAAAATTAAGATGAACAACGAACAATTGATCAGAGAAATAGAGCGAAGGGAAGGCTATAATAAAATGGCCCCCTTCCCTGTTTATGATAGAGAGATTATTAATGACTTAAAAATATTAAATATGGTAACAGCAAAAATGGATAGTAATAACGAGCCAATAACTTATTGTAAGACTTGTTTATCTATACACATTAAAACAGTTGAGTTTGACAAAGGCCCAAATGGAGAGAATAGAAATGTAGATTATTGTGTTCCATGTGGTAATACTGATCTAGAGTCTACACATGTACTTGAGTGGCAAGACATCTATGAAGAGAAATATGGCAATACATTTATGTCAGAGAATAAAGAATAATTAATCTAAAACTAAATAAAATGAGTGAAATTCTTAAGCTTGAAGGTTGGAGTAATCAAGGTAGATCGTTAAGGTACAAGTACGAAGGTGTTGATGTTAAATGGCTAAATGAAAAGGCAGCTAGTCTTCATAAGGAGATTGAAGAAATGAATCAGCATCTAATTACAGGTAAGTTTGTTATAAAAACACTTCTTATTGGCTTAAAGAAAAAAAGCTATTTTAAGTTAAAAGTTAAAGTAAAATTTTATCAGGATAAAGAAAAATATGAACATAAAGAGGATTCACACAGACAAAAAATCGATATTTAAAATGTGGTTAATGTTCCTTAAGCCTTACCATAAGCTAAGGAATAAGGAAATAGAGGCTTTAGGTCTAATACTATATTACAGGTACGAGCTTTCAAGGCAAATACCTGATACAGAGATGGTTGATACAATATTGTTTTCTACCCAAACAAGATCTAAGATTAGAGCCGATCTAGATGACATGGGTCAAAAAGTGTTTAACAACTTACTTACATCGTTACGTAAAAAACAAGTAATAACAAAAGACAATAAAATTCATCATGCATTAATACCGAGTATGACTGAAGAAGGTTTTAAATTAGTGTTTAATTTTGAAGTAAAAAAATGAAACTAAATAGAGCAGACTCAATAAAAGCTAAGGAGATAGCTGATAAACATGGAATCACAATAGATGAAATGAAAAAGATAATAGCTGCTGCTCCAGATTTCATACAGAAAACATGTAGTGAAATGATATTTAAAGACGGAATGACTAGAGAAGAGTTTGATAAAAAGAAAACAAACTTTAATATTCCAGCAATAGGCAAGCTATACGCCTCACATTTTCTTTATTCTCAAATACAGAAAAGAAAACTGAAAAAAAACTAGTTATTTTGAAAAAAGATAACTAAATTAGCACTTTAATAATAATTAAAACTTAAATTATGAAAACTCTGAAAGTAGGAGCTGTAACCAAAGATATGGAAAGGCTACAAGGCAATGAAGCTAGAGATCTTGGAGTGCAAGATTTTTTTATTCATAGAGATAAGTCAAGAAGAAAAACATCAGGTCTTGTAGAAGATACTGATCAAGTATTAAAAGAGGAGGTTCAAACTAAGCAGGAACTATATGACAAGTCGCTAGAAGTTAGTGAGTTACCAAAGCATATAGTTCCTTTATTCTCTGGAATCTTCCTAACGGCAAGAAGAAATAAATTAACACAGAATGGATTATACCTTCCAACTGCATCATTCGGAAAAGGATCTGATACAGATATGGATGTAGATTTTTCTGAAAAACAAATTGTATTAGCTTGTGGGCCAAATGCAGATCAAGTAAGTCCAGGTATGGAAGTTGTTATCAATATGGATAACTTTAAAAAGAGACTTGAAAGCAGTATGGCACAGAAACTAAACAAAGAGTATGAGTTTATACTACCTATCGAAATTATTGATGGAGTAGAGTACTTATACATTACCCAAAGAGACTTAAAGTATGTCTCAAATACTAATCAAATATAAATAAAAATACCATGAAAAAAAATTTATTAGAAGTAATTGCAAGTGCATTATTGATAGCAGAAAACGCACCACAAACAATTGAAATTAGAAGTGCAATCAAATCTCTTAAGCAAGCAGAGGGTTCAATCTCTCAACTTATTGAAGAACTTGTTGAAAATTATGGCACGTCACCAGAACCTGGCACAAAAACACTTATCCAAGGATCTGAAGAAACTGCAGTTAGTATTGTAGATGTAAATGGAGTACCAACAGTTGAAGAGTTTGTAGCTACAAAGAAATAAACATACAGTATCATATACTTATGGGGATAGCTCTACTTGACAGTAGGGCTATTTTTTTGTATATTAGCAAAACATTGTCTTTTATGGCGGAAAGGGGATACGCAGTGACTGAAGTTGCGGCTTGAAAATATAGATTGGAGGTTCGAATCCTTCTAAAAGACAAAATGGTGATGTAACTCAGTTGGTAGAGTGTCAGATTGAAGATCTGATGGTCGTTGGTTCGAGTCCAACTGTCACCACTAACAGTTTTGGTCATTTGTGTTATAAAACAATTAAAGGACCACCACTGTAAAAAAACAAAGGAGAAATATGAACCTATTTGAAATTTCAAACAATGTAGTGACGTTCAGTCCACAAGCATTGTTAATGTCCCCATTCAAAAAGATATGGGATGCTGATGAGTCAGAAGATAAAATGAATGCAACATTGCAACTAGCTTTTATCTATTACATGGCAGATGAGAGAAGTGATTTTATGCACCTACTTGATACTGACGAAAGAATTGAAGAGATAAAACTCTTCATAGATATGCCTGATAATTTTACCGGTAAGAGTAAAGAAATTGTCAGAGCTGTACATTTCTATGAGAAGCTATCTATTACTACAAGCACAAAGTTGCTTCAGAGTACAAGACTTATACTTCAGAAGATATCCCAGTTCTTAGACAATGTTGATATGGAAGAGAAGGATGATAGAGGGAAGCATATACACGACATAACTAAGATAACATCTGCAGTTGAAAAGATACCAAAGCTTATTAAAGCTATAAACGAAATTGAGAAAGAAGTAATTAAAGAAAAACAACTTAAATCACAAACCGGTAACCAAACCACCTCTATGTTTGATGAAAATGGTATATAATGAGAAAGTTTAATAAAATACAGACAGTTCTTACTGATGAGTTATTAGCTAAAATGCCTCGTGAAGAGAAACAGGACCTGTTAGACAGTATTGATTCAATTCAGTTTATACAGAATCTTGCATCACCCACGCGTAAGAAAGTGGCTGATTTAGATCGTTGGGACAATCCATTACTTCCAGAATTATCTGATGATCCTGATATGGATCTAAGAAAACTGGATCCAAAAGGAACAATTGCGGTAGACTTGACTGATCCTCATATACTTGAGGATATGGATTATTTCAGACCGGCGGCAAAGCATTTTGAAAAATACAATTGTTATACTAAACTATTTCCGAATAAAAACCCTAACTCCCTGTACTATAAGTTTTGGGCAGAGGAAGCTAGGAGATGTCGAGAAGGATACATTAGAGAAAGTGACGGGGAGTGGATCCCTGGTCCTTTCTATTTCCAATTAAATTACGCTCCATTACTAAGAGCTGAGGTTATAAAAGGTACAAAGAAAGCTGATAGATTAGAAGGCTTTGCTTACGTGTATGATGCAGATTACTGGTTCTTTCACTATGTAGAACAGTGTCGTGCATTAGGTATGCATGGTGCTAACTTGAAGCGTAGGGGTTGTGGATATTCCGTCAAGGCATCTACGATGTTATCTAGGAATTTTATTCTTGGAGATTCAACTAAAGCTAAAGAGAAGGTTAAATCTTTTGCAATAGCAAATGAAAAAGAATATCTGATCAAGGATGGTGTACTAAACAAATTTGTATCTAACATTGATTGGTGTGCAACACATACACCGTGGCCAAGAGTAAGATCACTTAAGGATTCCTTAAATGATATGCACTGGAGAATGGGTAGAAAAGATAACCAAAAGGGAATAGAGGTTGGAGTCTTAAATGAAGTGATGGGTGTCACACTTAAAAATGACGCACAGAAAGCAAGGGGAAAAAGGGGTGCACTAGTACTCTGGGAGGAAGCAGGAAAGTTTAATGACTTCCTTACGGCATGGCAGATTGCTAGACCATCAGTAGAAGAATCTGGATTTGCATTTGGATTTATGATGGCAGGTGGTACAGGTGGTGTAGAAGGTGGAGCATTTGAAGGTTTAGAAGAAATATTCTACAACTCTTCAGGTTACAATATTCACTCAATTCCTAATGTGTTTGACAAGAATACAAATGGTAAAGGTAGATGTGCATTCTTCTTTGGTACTTATTTAAACTACCGTGGCAAAATGGACAAAGATGGTAACAGTGATGTTATCGGAGCTTTAGTAGAGATAAATAAAGAAAGATCTAAAGTAAAATACGGATCATCTGACATAAATACAATTGTACAAAAGAAAGCGGAGGAACCAATTACTCCTCAAGAAGCTATCATGCGTACAGAAGGTACAGCATACCCTGTTGCGGATCTTAGAGATTACCTTGAAGATATTGCTCCTAACTTGCGAAGTTTTGTAGATTCTCATTACGTTGGTAAGATTACTTATGATGATAAGGGTGTAACGAAGTGGGTTAATGACAATGATATAGAACCAATACGTGACTTCCCATTTAAAGTTAGAAATGGATCTAATTCCAATGGAGCAATAGAGATCTTTGAGATGCCTAATAAAGGTAGAGATGGTAATATACATGAAGGTAGATACATTACTGGTATTGATCCAATTGATAATGACTACACAATAGGAGGCTCGCTAGCTTCTATTATTGTGTTTGACTTATGGACTGATAAAATAGTAGCTGAGTACACTGGTAGACCAATGATGGCTGATGAGTTTTACGAAACATGCCTGCGTCTTACTACCTTTTATAATGCTCAAGCAAACTACGAAAACAACCTCAAGGGATTATTTTCCTACTTCTCCAACAAGAATGCTTTGTATCTATTAGCAGACAGTCCTAGTATTCTACGCGATATGGAGATTGTAAAGACTTCTCTCTTCGGGAATAGAGCTAAAGGTACTAGAACAACAAAAGAAGTAATTAAGCTCGGAAAGACACTTCAAAGACAGTGGATGTTAAGTCCGTATGAAGAAGAAAGGTATGACGATGAGACTGGGGAAACCTCTACAATGATAATACCTAATTTAAGAAGGATTAGGAGTCTTGGATACATAAAAGAGTGTATAGCATGGAATCCAGATATAAATACAGATAGGGTGTCCGCAATGGATATGGTTATGATATTAAGAGAAGATAGAGCTAAGCTAACAACTAAGTTTGAAGAAGAAAGGAATGATGATTCAGAAACATACTTTCATGATGATGAGTTCTTAGACCTTAATTGGCAGAAGGCTATGTTTGCAAATAAAGGTGCTAATACTTTTGATGATATAGGATTTTAGCTATAATACAAAGTGTGAAAATAATATAAAATTTCGTAAATTTACAATAAGAATTAATATATGTCGATAACAAAAAATTTTCCAAGTCAGAAGATCTCCTTTAAAAGTAAAGGTAAGGCATGGAGGCGCGATCATTTAGATTGGGCAGATAATAATAGCTATCTATCCAATGGTATGGTTAGAAGAAAACTTAAACATAAAAGAATCAATTTAAACTTGTATAACGGCAAGGTTGATGTTTCTGACATGAAACTTATTCTTAATCCTGGAGGATTAGAAAAATACTTTATACCTGATTCTATACAGCATTACCCAATTATTACTCCTAGAGTAAATGTATTGGTTGGTGAGGAAAAAAGAAGAAAGTTTGATTGGAGTGTTCAGATAACAAATCCAGATACTATATCTAAAATTAAAGAAGATAAAAAGAAATTAGTTGACGCTAAGTTAATGGAGATGATACAGTCAGATGTATCTGATGAGGATCTTGAAAAAGAATTGTCTAAATATGGTGATTACATTAATTTTGATTACCAAGACATGCGTGAAAAAAGAGCTAATCTTTTAATGAGACATTACATTTCTAAATTGAATATGAAAATTCAGTTTCAGCAAGGTTTTAAAGATGCTCTTATTATGGGTGAAGAGGTCTATATGTTTGATATTGTTAACGGCAACGTTACTTTTGAGAAACTTAATCCATTGAAAGTTCATACATTAAGAGGAGGATTCTCAAATAAAATAGAAGATTCAGATGTAATCATATTAGATGATTTTTGGAGTCCAGGAAAAATACAAGATCATTTTTATAATGACCTAAGTGAGCTTGAAGTCAAAAAGCTTGATGAAGGAGAATGGCCTGGAGGCAACACTAATTCTGATGGAGTTAGCGAAGCTGTTGATGATGCTGCTGGTCTTAAGCTTCTTGCTAGAGAAGGCATGGATAGCTACATAGAATCAACAGGAATTTTCAATTCAGGAAATGCTGAAAGCAAAAACACATATACTGATCAAGATGGAAATGTTCGAGTATTAAGAATGTTTTGGAGAAGTATGAAGAAGCTTAAAAAGGTTACGTTCTTTGATCAGTTAGGAAAGAAGCAAACCAAATTTATGGCTGAAGACTATATACCCAACAAAGCTGAGGGTGAAGTCTGTACAGTTATATGGGTTCCTCAATGGTGGAAAGGTGTTAAGATAGGTAAAGAGACTTACCTTCAAATAAAGCCAAAAGAAATACAATACAATAAAATAGGTGAACCAAGTTTCAATTCATGTGGAATTGTTGGTCAAGTTTACAATACCGGTGATGAAGAATCAATAACAATGGTGGATAGGGCAAAACCTTTCCAGTATTTGTATGACATTTCATGGTACAGAGTAAATGAAGCATTAAGTAAATACTTAGGGTCAATTGTTGAACTAGATTTAGCAAAGGTCCCAACAGGATGGTCAGTTACAAAATGGTTATACTTTGCTCGTAAGTCTGGAATATCTGTAGTGGATAGCTTTAAAGAAGGGCAAAAAGGTATGTCTAAAGGTAAACTTGCAGGATCCGTAGGAAATACTACTGGTAAAGTATTAGAACAAAAAATAGGTGATTTCATTCAGACTCATATTGATATGATGGAATTTGCCAAAGCACAAATGGACGAGATAACAGGTGTCTCAAGACAACGTCTAGGACAAGTCGAGAATAGGGAGACTGTCGGCGGTATAGAGAGAGCTGTTAGCCAGTCCAATCATATTACTGAGGAATTATTTACTATGCATGATTTTTGCAAGAAGAGATGTTTCCAGATGCTTATTGAAACTGCAAAAATTGCATTAAAAGGTCAGGATATTAAATTTGCTTATATCGGTGACGATAATATCAAAGCAATTGCCGAGATTGATGGTGATGAATTTGCAGAAGAAGAATACGGGTTGATGGTTTCTAATGATGATGAGATCAATAGAATGGAACAGAAATTAGACGGTATGGTTCAGATGGGATTACAAAACCAAATGTTATCTTTCTCTACTGCTATTAAGATATACAATTCTCCATCAATAAGAGAAGTACAAAGACTTATCGAGAAAGATGAGCAAGTAATGAAAGAATCTCGAGCCAAGACTGCTGAAGATCAGAATAAGCAAATGCAAGCTGCAACAGAGCAAGCTGCTTTAACTGCTCAACAAGAACAAGCTATTGATCTTGAAAAATTTAATAGAGAAGATGAGACTAAGCGTTATATAGCTGAGTTAAATTCTGAAACTCAGAGAATCAATAAAGACTTTAATGATGACGGTGTTGAAAATGATGAGGATTTTGGTAAGTTTGAAGCAGAGCTAGGTTTAAAAAACAAAGCTTTAGATCAAGATATGACAAAACACAAAGACAACATGTCCAGGAAAGATAAAGAAATTAGTATAAAAAACAAAATAGCTAACAAGCCAGATAGTTCTGGCAAAAAATAAAAATTAAAATTATGAGTAAAGATAGTTCATTGCAGGAAATACAATTTGGAGAAAAAGGAGTCGTTCATTTAAAAGATGATGTATTAACATCTGATACAATAAATTTTTTCTCAGTAATAAGCGCAGTTACAGACTGTACAATTAGCATTGGTAAAATATCAAATTCAGAACCTATAGTAAATATTAGTTTACAAGCTGGATTTCAAATAGCTGGATACTTGTCTCAAGTTTCAATTAGTGAAGGTGAAGTTTTATGTTATAAAAGATAAAATATGTTAGGAAAAGGAATAGGGCTTTTAAAAGGCAACTTAACAAGTATTCATATTAATAGAACGTCTTCAGGCACTACAAATATGGATCCTTTTAAATTTACTGTGAATACAGCAATTGGTGGAACATCGGCATCTAATCAATTTACAATTCCAGTAGGAGCTGGGACATTTTTATATGACGTTACTACTGACGATGGATATAGTGCTACAGGAATAACTGGAAATCACACAATAACTTTCCCAACGGGAACGGGAACTCACACTGTAGAAATAACTGGAGATTTTCCTGCTATTAAATTTAATTCAAGTGGAGACAGAAATAAGTTTTCTACTATTGAGAATTTTGGTATTTATGGTATCAATTCAACGAATCAAACTTCAGCTTTTTATGGCTGTTCAAACTTATTAGTAAATGCAACAGACATTGGACACTTAGAAAACGTAACTAATTTTACTCAATTCTTTAGGTCATGTGGATCTATAGTATCATTGCCGAGATTCAATACTTCTTCAGCAACAACACTTGCAATAGCATTCTTTGGATGTGGACAACTAAAGGAATTTCCTTTGATAGACACAAGTAATGTTACGAGTCTTAATTTTGCTTTTACATCATGTAGTTCATTAATAGAATTTCCTTTGATTAATACAAGTAGTGTGACCAATTTCTCACAAGCTTGGTTTAATTGTAATTCAATGATTTCATTTCCAGCTATCAATCCAATTAGTTCAACATCTTTCAATAAAACTTGGGGAAATTGTGCTAGTTTAGTAGGATTCTCAGCAAACGTATTTAATAATGCTATTTCAACTTCTAATTATACTGGAGTGTTTTTAAACACTAATTTATCAACGGTATCTATTGATGATATTTTAGTTTCTATTGATTCAAATGGAGTTTCCAATGGAACTTTTGCGCAATCTGGGGGAGAAGCTCCAAGTGCAATAGGACTAGCTGCAAAAGATAGCTTAGTGGCAAAGGGTTGGACAATAGTTTACACACCTCCAGGCACTCCAAATATGCTTCCATTTAAATTTACCGTAGATACGTCAGAACCTGGAACATCGGGAGTTGACCAATTTACAATCCCAACGGGATTTGGAACATTTTTATATGATGTTGCTACAAGCGATGGATATGGTGCA